TGTTGTTTGTTCGACACGTTTGGTTGCCTTTCTTTTGGTGAGTTGGATTAGGTCGTCAACTAGGGATTGACGGTCTACTCGTTTGCTGATTTTGAATGTGTATGACCATGCGCCGCGTGTGACTGCTGGGGTTTTTTTGCCCTGGTCGTCTTTGGCGATGTCTCTGGTCCATGCGTTTGGGTTGTATTTGGCTGTGAGCATTGTTGCCACGTAGCCGTCGGGGATTGTTCCGCCGCGTCCGGTGATGAAGTCGTGTAGTTGGTCGTGTGCGAGCTCACTGTCGGTTATGGCGGTAACGACGGATTCGTCGCCTGTGGCGTTCCATTCTTGTGTGAATACCGCAGCACCCCGAGTATCAGGAGTTCTCGGGGGCTGTGGGGTATTCAACAGTTCGTCAAGCATCGGGGTCTAGTTGTTCCTGGATTGCTTGGATGTCGAAGTTTTCGTCTGTTGGTGCTGGGATTGGGTTGATGTCTAGCATTTTGCAGATTACTTCGAGTTGTATTTGGATTGCTTCAATGCTTTTTTCGATGTTGTACATGCTAGGCATTGTTGTTCCTTTCGCAGGTGATGCATTCTCCGCGTCTGTGTGATCGAATGGATGATTCTTGGTTGGGGCATCCGATGGTGCGGACTGTTCGCCAGATGTGGCGTGTGGGGATTTGTTCGTTGTCCATGGCTTTCCAGAATGCGTTGCGGTCGTCTTCGGATAGCATGTTGATCCATGCGTTGAGTCGGCATTGTTTGCCGGTGATGGGTGGTACGTCGTTGAGTAGTTGTTCGAGTGTCATTGTGCGGCCTGAACTGCTATGACGACGATGATGGCGATGACTGCCCAGATGGTTGCACCGGTCATGACGATGATTCCGCGTTGTTGCCAGAGTCGTCTGTGGTACATGCGCATTTTGTATGATTTGACTTTGACCATTAGAACGGTGCCGCCTGGTTGCTGGGTGGTGTTGCCCATTCGTTGTTTACGTCGGGTGAGGCTACTTCGGGTCCGCGTAATACTTTGACGATTGGGTTGTTGACGTTTAGATCCTGTGAGTGTTTGGTTGCACCCTGGTAGTCGTATTCGCTGATTTTGCTGGAGAACTCTCCGGTGACTTCGACGAAGCTGGAGAACTCTGGGGTTGGGATTGCCCAGACTTTCCATTTCTTGTCGAATGTGCGTCCGTCGTTGAGTCGGATTGTTTCGAGCAGGATGAAGCCTCGGTCGCCGAGTGGTTTGTCGACGATGCCTTCGATTTTGATAAATGCCATGATGTTGCCTTTCTAGTTGTTGATTTCGTAGTTGTCAATGATTTGCGCAACGTATTCAAGGGCCGTTCGATATCCTTCACAAAAATCGTGGCCGTGTTGGTCAAGATATTCTGAGCTGAGAGTATGTTGCGCAGCCTCTTTGATTTCGGCAATAAGAAACTTGTCGTAGTCTTCGCAAGCTTTTTCGCGGATTGCTATTTGTTGCAAGATATCCATTTTTATTCCTTATCGTGTTTCGCCGTAGCGTCGACCGTACTGAATTATCTGGTCGTGGTTGTGGTTTCCAATGGATCCTGTGGCCAGCAGGTATTCGGCTAAGTGTCCGAAGCTGTCGATGCGGCCTCTGATGTATTCGCGGATTAGGTGTTCGCGGTCTATTTCGTTTATTGCGTTTACTTTTTCGAGCTGGAGTAATAGGTGTTTGTATGCGCCTATGACTTTTGGTGATTGTGGAGTGTTCATGTTGTGTCCTTTCTCCCTAGTTCAGCGTAGCAGGTTTCGCATTGCTTTTCGTAGTGTGTTGTGTGTTGCTGGCATTGTGGCGTGTCGCCGCCGGAGGCTTGGGCGACCGTCGCAACATTATGATCATCATTCTGTAGTGAGGCGGTCGCCCCCTGGCCTGGGGCCGGGGCGCCGCCGAACGTATTTGTTCTTATCTGTTCTTTATCTGTTTGGAGGACATGGGTGTCCGCCCTAACATGTCTCATATGTCCGCCCTTGATGTCGTAAATGTCCGCCCCAGGGAGGACATGGGTGTCCCCCCTGACAGAGTTATCCACAGGGATATCCACGTCGATTACGTATTTGTTTGTGCCGTATCGACCTGCCTGTTTCTGTGTTTTGAGGACACCCTCGGTTTCGAGTTCGCGGATGATTCGACGCGTGTGCCGGATGGATGCGCCTGCTCGTAATGCGACGGTTGTGACGGACGGCCATGCGGCGTTCCCTTTGGCTTCGTTTACGTAGTCCGCCAGGATGATAAGGATGAGCTTGTGCATGCCATCCACCCGATCAGAGTGGATGACACGCTTCACAAGTTTGAAACTCAACGTATGCCTCGTCCCCAAGTTCCAGTTTTCAACTTGTAACAGTTGTCGCACAGGTTTATAACTGGTTCGGTTATTGGCGTTTCAAAACCATGTAGGTGGTCTACGCGATCGCCGCAGTGGTCACACCAAGGACGATTGTCAGTTTCTCCGTGAACCGAGGTTCTCATTCTGAACTCAATAACATGTTCAAAATGCGGTGTGATTCCAGGTAAACCCCCATCTGATAACCTTTTTGTTCCTCTCGTGTGAGACCTTCTCGCAACTTGGGTTCATTCTGGTTGCTCACCATGTGGTCGTGCAGTATTGACATAAGTCGTTCGTACTCTTGTTTTGCACCAACGCATCTGGCGCATATGTCGCGAGGCATATTGTGTGCCGCGCATGGTTTTCCATTACTCATTTTGTCTCCAAAGTGGAATCCCCCGAACCTGCTAGCACAGGCCGGGGGAAGTATTAGGGGAATCGTGCTAGCGACTGTCAGCCATCATAGTCGTCTAAACCGATAACCGATACTGTTGTCAACATATTTTCGGTCACGTCGTGTTTCATAACACCTAACGAATAGACCTGGTGGTCGCCGTCCGAGAACGCCCCAGCTCGTTGCATACCGTCAAGAATGGACTTTGCCAGGTTGTCTACATCCTGTTTGGCGTGACGATCCGTGTAGACGTTGATGGTGACTCGTAGTTTGCCGTTCAGTGCGAGCATGCCAAACTTGTCATTCCATGCCCCTGCAACTAACTTTTCGTAATCCACTGTTGTTTTGGGTGTGTAGACACCGCCCGACCGTGTCATGCGAGGCCGTCCCTTTGGCACTGCACGCCCCGGAATCGTAAACGTGAGCAACTTAGCCATTGAGTGCCTTTTTGCGGGCTGTGAAGTCGGCTATGAGTTTGGTGGAGTCGCCCGAGTCAACGGATTTTGCCCAGAGTGCTTCAAGCTCTTTTAGGTTTGCACAGTTTTGTATGTCGATTGCGGTGATTTGCGCTTCGTTTGGTGCGCCTCGATTGACCTTGCGCATCTCCTCGCGCGTAACACGTTTGTCGCCACCGTACGATGCGTTCATCAATGCGCGGCCCACCGACGAACTCTCGCAGTTTTCCAAAGCACTTGTGAGGTTTGCGCCAGCACCACCATCGATCTCAAACGCAAGTCCTGTGCCAGTCGGTCGAACATCCACGTTCTTGTCGAACCAGACTTCGGCATAAACCACCCACTGTTTGCGTTCACGATCCGCATCGGTCGTCAAGTTCTTTGTAATAATTGCGCCGTTCTTATGGTCCTTATAGAACCTGGCCGTTCTTTCGGCCACTGTTTCATAGTCAGCGAGGTTGAATCGAGCCATCTTGCATCTCCTTGTAGTTGTTGTAATCGGTTATGAATCGTTGCGCCACTTCGACGAGCTGCGCGATCATGGTTTCGTCGCGTTCCATAATGACGTGTTTGGGTTCCATCCATGCCGGAACAAACTCACCGTCGTTGTTCTCTGCTCGAAGTAGCCAACCGAACACACACTTTTGCGCTCCAGTGACGTGCAGTTGCCATTGAACCTGCCGACGGTACTGAATGGGGATTGCGCTGCCGTCCCAATCCTTACCTGTCGTTTTCACTTCGGCAATAATTGACCAGTCCTCGTTCAGGCCGTCGGGGGTTGCCAGGTGCCAGCGGTAGTCACCGTCGCCACGGATTAGCCAATCATTGGGTCGTATCTTGTATTCGTGTGGCAGGCCGTTGACAATCCATTCCTCGTAGTCGCGCCCAAACTTCATGTAGGCATTGTCGACGACTTCGTTGTCCTCGGGGAATAATGCGTTTTGTAGTTCAGCGTCGTAGCCTGCTGGACCTGACGCGGCCTTAGCGACCGTTGTGGCACTGACACCGTGTTGGCGCGCTTTGTACCATTCGTCAGTCAGTGACCGCGCCACCATCCTGGAGTCGTTCATAGATCCGTGCCCCTTTCTCAAGCATGACTTGAGTCAAGTTTGACACAGTGGTACGACGTAATATGCGCTCTGTTCGACGTGCGGCGCGTATGTCGCGTTTGCCCTGTTCGCGTTCGATTCGGGTGCGTGTGGTGTCATACCCGGACATGTGCTGTTTCAGTTCGGCAAAGTGTTTCGCACGCACTTTTTCTGCCGAGGCGGTCATCTCGGCGCGGAGTCGTACCAGCTCGTCACGGACTATGTCGACGTGAGGCCAGCGTTCACTCTGCGGATCCATAGACCATCATTGCCCAACCGATGAAAGCGACTGCAAGTGCCCATGATGTGCCGGAACACACCATCACCGTGCCTATGACGATGATGGTGCGCCCCAGGTTGAATACTTGTTGCTTGGGCATTAGATTATCTCGATTTCGCCAAACTTGATTGCATCAAAGATGGTGATGAGTTTGTATTCGTTGCAGTCTACGCAAATCAAGTTGTCGTTGATTACTGATTTGCAGTACACGCACCAAAGCGATTTTGCGGTGACGATGTTGTCAATGGTGTTCATGGTGTTGCCTTTCTGTTGGTGTGTATTGAATGTAACATACCAATACAGTTTCCGCAACACTATCCGCGACAGTTTCCGCAACTAATTTATGGGACACAAAACAGGGGCAGTCGCCCCCTAGAACGACTGCCCCACCCGACCAGGGAGAAAGGTTAGAACCTAGTCGGGGATAATCTCATGCGTCGGAACCATGCCAATCAGTTCGGCTTTGGCTTCTTTGCGTACCTTGACGGCCTCACGCTTCTCCTTGCGCAACACCTTTTCAGGGTCAATAAACTTGCCATGCTTGTCCTTGAGTGCGAAGTGCAGGTGCGGTCCGGTCGTCTGTGTCCCAGTGTTGCCAGTTTTGCCAATCGGTTCATGCTGTTTGACGCGCTGACCATTGCCTACGAACACTTGCGACAGGTGGAAGTAGATGGTTTGCGAGCCGTCGCGGTGACGGATTGTCACATTCTTACCTGCACCACAGTTCGGGTTGTTCGAGGCGTAAACGACAACGCCACGATCCGCAGCCCAAACCGATTCGCCAACCGCACAGTTGTAGTCCAGCCCAGGTGTGAATGCGCCACGTTTGACGTGAGCTTCGAAGTCGTCGTTTATTTGTGTCGTTTTGACTGGACGGATAAGGTCAATGTCCATGCGTTCAACCTACTTTCGTGATGATAAGTGACACTGCTACTGCGACAATGCCGGAGATACCGGCAAAGCCCCAGACTTTCATTTCAAGGTTACGAATGCGTTGCTCATGGTCGTCAAGTTGTTTCGGGTGGTCACCCAAACGAACCTCAAGCTCGACAAGTTTTTCGTAAATCTTGTCTAGCGTTACAACGACACCGTCACTTGACATCGTCGCTGTGGATTTTGGTGTTCGCCGCAGGCATGATGTTGAGGATTGCGGTTGCGAGTCCGAGCCACATTGCAATCTGGTCGGCGGTGATAAGGCCGTATCCGGTTGCGACAGTGCCCAGGGCAATCAGGATGCGGTAAATGTATGCGCGTGTTGTTTCAGTCATTTTTTACACTTTCAGTAGGTAGTAGTCGATCATGTATCTATCGGGGTCGACGTTGCCATCTATTCCGATAATTCGGTATGTAGTTGTCGTGCCTTTGTAAACTAGTGAAATACTTTTGCCAACCGTCAGCGACGATACTGCCGACAGGTTTTCTTGTGCGTTCCAACGGATACGCGCAGCGCGCATAGACGTTGTTGAGTAAGCGGTCAAGAATTGGTCTGCCAAGTCGTCAATGGTGTTGGGTGCGCGGAATGACATGGAAGATCCGACACCGCCAGTCCAACCGTAAACATATGCATCAGTTGGGGCAAAGTCTCCGTCAAAGTAGGTTGTGTTTGTTTTGGAGAATGACATTGCATCAAAATAAAGACGGTCTGTTGCCGCCAAGTTTGCGCCTGATGAACGCCTGTAGTCGACGAGTAGGTTTGCGCGTACCGCTGTTGCTGGTGCCGCACCGCTAATCGTAATTTCATACCATTGGTTTGCAGTGGTCAACGCTATCTGTGAACCAGTGTTGCGACTGATTTCGTTTTCGTTTTCGTCAATCCAACGGATTTCCACGTTGGCAACCGTATTCGTTTGAGACGATGTTCCACGCAACGCAAACGCTTTCAAGTAATACGTTGTCGTTGGGATTACAGGTGTGCCGTCAGATTCTCCACCTTGGAACCAAGCTGTGACCTTTGCCGCAGCCGTTCTGACTTTGACACGCATAACCCATTCACCAATGTAAGCGGTAAACGGTGTTGGTTCGTTTGCTGGTTTGCGTCGACGAACTACACTGTTGGCCGTACCCGAGATATAGCCGTCGTCGTTGTATTCAATAGATGGGTTAGCGCACAGGTTGTATACGAGACTGTTTGATATTCCAACATTGCTTGTGAAGTCTGCCTGCCGAATACCATAAGTGGTGATCGATGTTGCATCCGTCTTTTTTTGTGAGATGTCGGAACCTATACCAACAACATTCTGATCGGCAACTACGACAAAGTTTTGCTCGTTGTATCCGCCAACTCTAGTGACTTCTAAGTCTGTAACTTGAAGTCGAGTCCTATTGTCAATGACAAGCGTATTGGCTACGTTTTGGTTTGAGTTTTCAAAGTCAACCTCAATGTAGTGAAGTTGGTTTGACCCTGTGCCAAGGTCGTCACGGAATGTGTAACCGCTGGCCGTTGGGGTGTTTTGTGTCATTGCAATAAGTGAGTCGCGGCCTGTCGTTTTGTCCGTTGGCAACGTGTGAGTGCCGTACCAATACGTTGGCAGAACTGTCCGCGTGACTAAATCAAGGTGATCGGCTAAGGTACCTACAACATCCGTGTCACCCATCTGAACAAGCGTTGTGCCTGTCCCTGTGTAAGTAATGAGGTCGGTTGCCATTGTTGCGTCAATGGACTTGTTCAATGCCTCAATACGGTTGGGCCACGGATAATAAGACGACGTCAGCACAGTCCCATCGGATTGCACACCACCAACACCAACCGCTTGGAACTGACCAATATACCCAACCCAGTCATTGCAATAAATCGTGGTCAATGTAATGGGTGTGTTCAAAGTAACGGAGTTGTCAAACACAACACGTTGCCCAACATCTTGAACATAACCTGTAAAGAAGTATTCTGACGTGCCGTTGCGACGTAACCGCACCAAGTCACCAATAGCCGGAACAGTTGCCAGATTCTTGAACGTCGCGTTGAGAGTACCGACCTGAACATCAGATGTGCCAGGAGGACTTACACGGCCACCCTCGGAATAGTTGAACCCATTAACGAGGTCGGCGGTGCGATCAACCCAAGTGAACGTAGAACCCCACGTTGCAGTCTCAAGTTGAATCTGACCGTATAACGGTTCCTCAATGATTGGGAGTGTCATCAACGGCCACCGTTAGCGCGGTGGTAGTCCTGCAACACACGCGCCACTTCGCGTCCGGCACTGACCGAGTCGACTGGGGCATTGAAGTTGACTACGAGACCACGGCTAGTGCCGCCGAATGGTCCTGTGCCAGGTCGTGCAGGTCCACCGCCAGGCGCGGACGGATTGCCGCCACCGCCGGTCGGTGTTCGACCAATGACAGTGTCACGAATGTTACCCAAACCGCCAACCCAACTCTTGTTGAACTTCACAATCGCTTCAATACCAGCTTTGATATTAAGAATAATGTCGAGAGTAAACTTGGCAGCCTCACCTAAAGCAACAAACGCATCGGTGATATTTTTGATGTCTTGTGCAGCCTGCGGCGACGATAACCAAACAGATATCTTTTTGTTCATGTCCTCAAGTGGGACAAGTAAGGCCTCACCAATTTTGTCACCAATCTGACTGAACTGTGCTGTCAACTTTTCAAAAGGTGTCGCTGACGCTTCAGCCAAACCACTAACGCGCTTTTCAATCGACTTCAATACCATGTCTTGCGCTTCGTAGAGTTTGCCCGATTGTTGCAAAGCCGTAATTTTATCTTTTTCAACCTGCGTAAACGTAATACCAGCGCGATTCAACGCCGTCAGGTTCGCCATTGGGTTTTCCAACACGCGACCCAACTTGATCGCGTTCGCCTCCATGTCACCAAAACCACCAGCAGCCAAGTCAATTGCGGCCTTAGTTGTCCGGTCGAATGTGCCACCAAGTTCATCAGCAGTATCACGCAACGTCCGGAATACCAAAAGTTTCTTTTGAACTGCTTTGATTTGCTCATCGTCAATGCCAGTAGCAACATTGACCTTTTGCGCGTATGCGTTCATTCGCTTCACAGTTGCATCGGTCGCAGCGCTCAAACCATTCATGTTCTCCAACATGAACTTGATTTGAATATCAGCTTTACGCGACTCTGCACCCATCTGCGCCAATATCGGGATGTAACGAATAGCCGCCAACGTGAGGCCCAACATCGCGCCCTTAGCCAGGTCAAAGGCCCTAGTCGCCATAGACCCAAAAGTTGTCGTCTGACCTGCCGCTTTTTTCAAACCTGACGCATACTTCGTGGCATTCATAGCCAGCGTGACAATCATGTTAGGCACAGCCATTATTTGCCTCCATTCATAAACTTGAAAATAGCGTTACGTTCTCGCAACGTCAGGTTGTTTGCTTCAGTGACCGAGAGACCAGCACCAGCCACCAACGCAGCCAGAACTTTCGCCCGATCATTCTTTATTTTTTTGTGTTGTCGTCATCCCCAAACAACTGTGCAAAATCGTTCGGGGTAAGTTTCTGCGCTTCAGCAATAGTGAAGTCCGGGTTGGTACGTCGCTTGATAACCCAAGCCAAAGCGATACGCAACTTGATAACGCCAATACCATCCTCTGCAATGTTTGCAAACGGCATTTGTGCGTAATCCTCAATCTCGGCAATTTCACCAAGTGTGATGTCCTCAAAATCCATTAGTTTTGAATCCTTTCTTACGAATGTATTGTGCTAGTTGATAGTTTAGCAACTGCACCATTAGGGGTTTCTTTTTGTTTCTTGCCGCGACCATATAAGGGTTGCCTCGGCCTCTGACAGTAGTACGCCAAACACGATTACCAGTTTTTGATTGCTCACCTGCTATGTGAAACATACCCAACGAAGTTGCGCGAGCATACTGAACACCAGTAGTGGTCATACCACCTGTTTTAGTTTTTCTGTCCCTACCCGAACCAGCAGTCATAATTCCGCCGAATACCATTCGACGATCTATTGCGCCAGTAGCTTTGTTTTTTATGTTGACCGTTTTTGATGCGTAACCTTTGACCGAGTTCGCAAGTTTGCCAGTGACCCGGGGTGCTGTCCTTTTTGCTTCGTTTGCACCAATTTGAGCCGCCTGCTTTATCCACTTCTCGAACAGGTTACGATCACCACCCATCTCAAGAAACTTCTTGCGAGTGTCATTTAGCCCTTTGATGTAGGTACGGCCCTTAGAGTCCTGCAGTAGGTAAATACCCTCTGTGGAACCAGTAAGGACCGTACCAGCCATCTCAGGCCTTACGGTGTGGTGTCAAGCGTGACGTCGCCAACAATGTCCATACGGACACCGTCGAACGAGAACGTACCGTCAGCCGAGGCTTCGCCACCGAGTTGGAACGCACCCTTAGCAGGGATCCGCAACGTACCAGTGAAGTGCGGTTGCGTGCTTGAGGGTGAAGCGTTACCGTGCGGTGCGTAAACAAACGCAACTTCCTCACCTGCGTTGTCCCAGCAGTGGTGCCAGAACGAAGTCGAGACCGTCGACTGAACACCGGATACGGTGAAGTAGAAGTCACGACGACCGCCAAGTGACGCGTCATAGAACGTAGTGATGTCTGCTGACGCATCCTCGGACTGCATAACAACCGAGCTGAAGTCAGCCCAAAAGTCAATGCTGTCAATGGTGAGTTTCAGCTTGTTTGCTTTGATACGAACCGATGTCGAGTCGGGAATTGCCATCGTATTCTCCTTAGAGTTGAGTGTTTTGGTAAACGGTAATTGTGGTGGACAGGTAATCGGCTCCGCTTATGTCGATCATGGTTGGTGCGCCAACTTGTGATGCGTAGAATCCAGCGGCGGCGGCTATTGCCTCCAACGTGTCGTCAACCAACGTGTCTAATGCGCTAATCATTGTTTCGTTGGCAGCGTTCTGCACAATCAAGTTCACATCGAACCCAATCCGGAATGTGCCGAACGTGTCGCCTGATGTTACCCAATCCCCTGATGGGGTGAGGATAGCCATTGGTGGGGCCGCACGTTCAGGGGTGAACGCAAACACACGCAAACCGGCACTCGTGAGAATGCCGGCAAGAGCAGTGCGTGCACCACTAATCATGCGAGACCTTGACCAACCCAGGGGACAAGAATCGGGTAGGCCGCAATCATTGGGTCGCGTGCAACCCTAACTGCAGATCCACCGTCAAGCGTCGCAAACTGGGCGAGACCATTCGGGGCACTACGACGGTGATACAACTCTGAACCGCATTCAATCTTGGCGCGATTCAAAACGTCTGCGTTCACCGTCGCAGTACCCACGAACTTGGCAACTAATGCCGATGCTTCGGTCCAGCAGTCCGCAACGAAAGCGTCGTCGGATGCCGGGGCACCAACGTATGCTTTGAGGTCGTCGTAAACTGCCATGCGGTTATTAGTCCGCTACCGTGGGGACGATCAGAGTCGGGTAATCATCCGAAACTGCCGTGTAGGTGCTCAAAGAGAACGAAGTCGAGAGGTTGACCGCGTTGTCCTGCGACATGCGCATTGCACCGGACGTGAACTGACGGAGAGCCAGCGACGAAACGAATGCGTCCTCGGTACCGTTGGCAGCCAACTGCGCGTCAACGATGATGGGGATACCTGCGATGGTTCCACGGAGTCCGCCAGGGTTGGCTGATCCGAAGTTACCGATTGCTTCGTTCGAGAACGTGATGACTGGGGTTCCGTCGAGAGCCAAGAGGTTCTTGAACGTGGCCTTGCAGACAACGAGTGCGTCGATGGTTGCTCCTTGAGGCTGGAAGTACGTTGCGGCTGCGTCGGCAAGTGCGCCGGCCCATCCGTCGTAGGTTTCCGTTGCGCGAACAACAATGCGACCTGCGCCAGCGGATGCCGAAACAGATGCGGTGTACTTGTTGCGGAGTTCAGCAGCGAGCTTGTTTCCGAGTGCGATTGCCTGACCGCGGAGAACCGAGTCGAGGTAAGGAACGGTCGAACGCTCGATGGCCTGACGAGTGAGTTCCGAGTAGTTTCCGACAGTCTTGATGTCAACCGACTTGGTTTCGAGGTTGAGCTGGTAGTAGCCCAGGTCTTCACCCTCGGGGTTCTGTACGTCAGTTCCGTCAGTGATTGCGTCAACCTGTGCGAACGTGATTGCCATTCCGGTTGCCGGGGTGACACCGCGACCGAATACTGCACCGAGAGGGTTTGCACCCTCAACGAGACGAATCAGGTCGAAGTCGATTGGCGTGGTAACCGAATCTGCCGAAGTCGCACCCTCATAGGCGCGGTCAGCAATTTTGATGGCGTTTTCGTCACCGTCAACGACGGCTTTCAAGAATGCACCAGCCGAACGATAGGTCGGGGCAGGTGCCTCTACCTTGTTGATGCCAGCGATTTCGCGCTCAAGCATCTGGATTGATTCGCGGACCTCGGCGAGGCCGGAATCGGTGGGGGTGATTTCCTCCACAGTATCCTCCTTGGGATTTGCCGAGTCCGGAACTTCCGGGTCGGTGTCGTTCTCGCGAACTTCAGTCACGGATGCGTCTGAATACCACGGGAACGAAACTAGCGACACCTCACGCACGAATGCGTCGGTGACAATACGGTTGCGCTTGTCGTCAACCTTTGAATCGCGCATGACGAAACCGACAGAGAACTTGTTGATCACACCATCCTCTAGCAGAGTGATTGCGTCCAGGCCGCGCGAAGTTTCCGAGATGGTGGCACGAATCTCAAAACCAGCGTCTGTGTGACGTCCCTCAATGATTTTTCCGATAGGTTCACGTTGATCGTGTTGCCACATCAGTTTTGCGTCAGGGTCAAGAGTGACCGAGTCGCGCGCGAACATCTCGCCGTTGTTTATGGTGTCGTAAGGTACGGCAATGCCAGCAACCTCACGCTTATCCTTGTCAACGACACGGAACTCCATGTCACGTGTTTCAAACTGATCCGACAATGTCGCCTCCTTGGTGAGGTAAGTCCTCAATAGCTCGTACTTCGTCAATCGTCATCCAACCTGATGCGATTGCAATTTGGTGCGCTTGATAGCGCGTGAGTGTGTCTGAACGCAACAGTGAGTCGACGTTGATTTTGACTTCAGTGCCACGCGCAGCCAGGTGCGACATAGCCGACTCAATTTCGACAATGTATTGCGACAGGGTGTAACGAACAAACGCCATCTGTTCTTGTTCCATGTTCGTATACGTCATGGAGTTACCGTCAACCGAGGCGAGCAACATGTTTGCTGGGACACCGAACAAACGGGCGACCTGCTGAACATTCCACGCCTGCACCTCAATGAACTGTGCGTCGCGTGGGTTCAGGTACATCGGCTGGTAGGACAGGCCGTTGCCCAATACGGCAACACCGTTCTTTGCGCCAGCAGTCAAGTTCCAAGCATCTTTAGCAGCCGAAGCCTGGTCGGGTGACAACATCTGGTCAGACTTGAGAACACCGTTCGGCACACCACTATCGGTCATCCAAACTGATGCGTAATCACGTGTGTCGCGTGCGTTCAGCAGTTCTTTCTGCGCGGCCTGAATCGGTCCAAGACCGTAAACGTTGCCAGGTACTCGCATGAGTGCCAGGTGTTGCAAGTCGGTCAGCGAATACTGAATGGTGCCACGGTAAACGTAGTAAAGCGCGTTGCCGTAGTCGTCCGTCTGGATCATAACGTCGAACGGATTGAGAACTTCAAGGTTGACAGTTTCACCGCGAGGGTTGCGACCAATAAGCCAGTAAGCGTTACCGGACAAAGCGAGCGAGTTGACCGTTTGTTCCATCCACACTTCGCGTGTCACCTTGGCATCAGGTTGGCGCATCCACAGTGGGGTGGGGGTCACTTTGATGTCGTCACGGTATGCGTGAATGCCCAACTGCTTCATCGCCGTAGCGATAATGCTCACAGAGCGGTAGACGGAAGCCAGCGACAATGCGTCGGTGGTTGTGACCCCCGAAGTCGCCGAACGCGGCGGTGGGATAATTCCCGACGAGCGTTCATTGAATCCGGGCACAAACGAATCCGCAATATCAACATATCGCGTCGGATTTAGAAAATCTAAGAATCCCATTGCCTAAATACTATATGTTGTGGTATAAGTCTGTCAATACCACTAGATATAGTGTTTGGCGTGTCGCGCTATTGGCAACTGTCGCACTGCAGCAAATCCATAGGATCCACTGGTACTGCGTAACCGTCTACATTTTGATTTTCCATAGAGGATTAGAATACCTGCAACGGTTGCTCGCGTAAAGTATCCGCGCCGAACGTCGACAACAAAGTTGCCATAACCGCATCAATCTCAACTGCCGAGTCACGCCTAGAGACTCTGAAGCCCTCACCAACCATCTTGCGAACGGTACGCGGAATCTGAATCGACAACAACGGGTCGCCACCATGCTGGAGAGACTTGCGTGCCAGTCGGGCATAGAACATGGATGAGGCGTTGACGATGTCGCCAAGTGTGGCTGTCTCTGCTGGGTACCCACGAGCTTTGAGTTCTTTGTGTAGATCGCGCAGCGTGTATCCGTCAACAATGATGGCCCTAGGGTTGTGGGACATCAACTGACCGCAAACGAATATCAACTGCTCTAGCGACGGTTTATTGATTGAGGCCACCAATTCGGTATAGATAACATCGTCAACCTTGACCGACACCGCAACGGTCGCGTGCGCCCAGTCAGGTGTCCGGTCAATCGCAAACACAAACTCACCCCGGGGCATGGCCTCACCAAACGGTCGCTCACACTTCTGCCACAACTCGGCAGGGATAAACGTCTTGGTACCCGATTGGATAAACCTATTGAGTCGGTAGCGAATGATGTCATCTTTCGGCAGCGCACGAACATCGTCAAGCAACAGTTTCGGATCTATGCGGCCTGACTGTAATGCAGGGTTAGCCTCCATCAACAACGCAATTAGTTCGTCGTCGTCGTCCGGCACAATCGCCTCTGACGCCTCCCAAATCCACGCACCAAACCTATCCAGGTCACCGGCGATTGCTTTGTCCGCGTTCGCGTAGAGACGGTTCAGTAGTTCCGAGTTTTCGTCGCCTGCTGTCGTAATACCGACAAGCAACGTATCTGGGCGCGCGCCTGTACCAGAAGCCAACGCATCCCACACCTTTGCATCCACAAGGTGAACTTCATCGACAATGCCAACGCTGACAGGGATACCCTGCAAAGTGTTCGCGTTACTAGCTTTGATTTCATAACGGCTCCCATCGAGTGTTTTGATACCGCGTGTTTCAGTTAGTTTTGCCATTCGACGTTCAAGTGCTGGGTTCGATGCAATCACACGTTGCAAGCGATCATAGATAAGCCGAGCCTGTTCTGCTGTCGATGCAACACCTACGTTGTATGCGCCAGGCTTTCTGAGGACGGCCCACAACCCAATTGCCCCGACCAATTCGCTCTTGCCCTGCTGTCTGGGCATACTGCAAATAATGCTTCAGTGACCGAGAGACCAGCACCAGCCACCAACGCAGCCAGAACCTTTGCCCGATCATTCTTTATTTTTTTGTGTTGTCGTCATCCCCAAACAACTGTGCAAAATCGCTCGGGGTAAGTTTCTGCGCTTCAGCAATAGTGAAGTCCGGGTTGGTGCGTCGCTTGATAACCCATGCCAAAGCGATGCGCAGTTTGATGACACCAATACCGTCCTCTGCAATGTTTGCAAACGGCATCTGTGCGTAGTCCTCTATCTCGGCAATTTCACCGAGTGTGATGTCCTCAAAGTCCATTAGTTTGAAAGCCTTTCTGCTTTATGTATTCTCGTAGTTTGAAGTTTAGCAAAGTAACCATGTAAGACTTCTTTTTCTCGCGTGCCTTCACCATGTATGCGTTGCCTTTGCCTCGTACCGTAGTGCGCCATGTACGGTCACCAGCGACCGAACGCTGACCTGCTTGATGGTATGTGCCAAGTGATACTGCACGCGCATATTGGACACGTGCAGAGCCTGCAACCATTACGCCACCAAAGACCATGCGACGATTGACGGCACCTGTATTGAAGTTGCGAATGTCTACTTTTTTTGACGCATAACCTCTGACCGATAATGCGAGTGCTCCAGTAATCCGTGGTGCAGTTGCAGTTGCTTCACGCGCAGCCACCAACGACGCTTCTTTTATCCATTTCTCGAACAGGTTACGATCCATACCCATTGCAAGCATTTTCTTGCGAGTCTCCTCCAGCCCACGAACTGAAGTACGGCCATTGGTGTCCGTGAATAGCGTGATGCCATCCCCGGAACCACCAATGACCGAACCCATGTCAGGCCTTACGGTGTGGTGTCAAGCGTGACGTCGCCAACAATGTCCATACGGACACCGTCGAACGAGAACGTGCCGTCAGCCGATGCTTCGCCACCGAGTTGGAACGCACCCTTGGGTGGGATTCGCAACGTGCCAGTGAAGTGCGGTTGCGTGCCCGAGGGTGAAGCGTTGCCGTGCGGTGCGTAAACAAACGCAACTTCTTCACCTGCGTTGTCCCAGCAGTGGTGCCAGAACGAACTAGAGACCGTCGACTGAACACCGGATACGGTGAAGTAGAAGTCGCGACGACCGCCAAGTGAAGCGTCATAGAACGTCGTAACGTCCGCTGAAGCATCCTCGGACTGCATAACAACCGAGCTGAAGTCAGCCCAAAAGTCAATGCTGTCAATGGTGAGTTTCAGTGCATTCGCTTTGATACGAACCGATGTGGAATCTGGGATTGCCATCGTATTCTCCTTTAGAGTTTTGTGTTTTGGTAAACGGTAATTGTGGTGGACAAGTAATCAGCACCGCTGATCTCAATCATCGTTGGTGCCCCAACTTGTGATGCGTAGAATCCAGCGGCGTCGGCTATTGCCTCCAACGTGTCGTCAACCAACGTGTCTAATGCGCTAATCATTGTTTCGTTGGCAGCGTTCTGCACAATCAAGTTCACATCGAACCCAATGCGGAACGTGCCGAACGTGTC